TGATGATAGTACCCTGCACATACCTGACACACCCTGCACACCTAGACGAAGCCGATGAACGCAAGGGTGTACGCGAGGAAGAGCAGCGAACCGAGCACCACGAACAAGATGTCCTCTTCGTGAATCGCGAATCGTGAACCGCGTTTCTTGCGCTTAGATCTAGAATATTTCATGGGCTTTCTCCGTTAGAGTTTCATGGAATGATGAAGACGGGCTTTCCACCGTGCTTCGTTGTGATCGAAGCCCATCCGCCGATACTTCGCATACTCCGCTCTTAGCTGGGCTTCGTTGCGCGCGATGCGTGCAGCGCGACCGACGGTCGCGGTGCGCGTTGCATGATCACGGTTCTCATAGGATTGATATCTCATGGTGCCACCTGCTCTGCGAAAATCTCGACCAAGTCGGGCGTGATGTCAGCCTGGTTCGCGCGACGCGTCTCCCATCCTTTCTTGGCAGCGGCGGAGTGATTGGCGGAAGGACGAGCTTCAGCTTTTCGAAGCTCGGACTTCGCTTCGCAAACGCCGTAGTAGAGACCCTCGTTATCCTTCTTTAGCTGCGCAATCTGCTTGCGGAGGAGGGCGATTGTTTCGCGCTGCGATTCCACTTGTTGCTTCAATGCTGAATCAGGCAGAGCTTTGAATTGTCTCTGCTTGCGCGGAACAAACTCGCCTTCCTTGATCTTCATCCAGTGCTGGGTGTTGATCACCTTCGCGGCCTTCATCTTGGCGATGAGGTTCGCGTGCTGCTCAACTGGAACGTGCTGCTTGAGTTTGTAAATGTTGCCGGACTTGGACTCGCAGTAAATGAAAGGCGAACCGTTGAGGGCAGATTTGACGGACTTGATAGTTGCTGTGTACATGGCATTACTCCAAAAATAATTAAGTGCTCGGACAGACCATCTGCCCGATACATAGGCGTTGCCGACGCGTCGAGTCGAAAGCGAGACGCCCGAAAAGCTGGACAAGGTTCCAGAGGTGAAATCGGGGACAAGGTTCCACTAACGAAGTCGGGGATAGGGGGCGGCAGTGAGCAGGGGAGGGAGATAGTCGATGAGCGATATAGAAGTGAAAATGAAAAAAATTTTCTGAAAAAAATTTCTAGCGATTTTTTGCCAGGGAATTAATTGTTGGCGCAAAACAATTAGTTGGGCTAATATACTGAGCCATGACATCAGATACTAAGGAATGCATGTCATGTAAAAGACAATTGGACGTTAGTGAGTTTCGCGAAGGACGCAACAACTGCATGGCGTGCCGGAATGCCCAGCTCGAAGAAAGGATTTCAGGATCCTATGAGGCTTACCTGCGTAACTTATATACCCACAGCAAGTCGAATATTAAATGTGGCAGACGGGCCAAGAGTGGACTCGATTGGGAAATTACCCCCGAAGATCTTATCAACCTATGGGAAAAGCAGCAGGGTAGGTGTGCCATATCCGGCGTGTACCTTACTCACCACAAAGACGGAACTGGTTACAAAGAGTTCAATGCCTCCATCGACAGAAAGTGTGGAGACAAAGGTTACACGCTTCATAACGTCCAACTTGTTGCCTACCGAATCAACATCATGAAACACACCCTTTCTGAGGACATGTTTTATTGGTGGGTTAAGACAATTAACAATTTTTCTTGTGATTAATTATTAGTGCAGGTATTATTCACTATGCACGACATAGAAGTGGTCTCAATTAGAGGGTTAGATGAAGCCATTATCGGCACAACACTCCGTAATGGCCGCGAAGTGCTGGCTTATGACTATGACAAAGCCATAGCAATATTGTTGGCAAACGGTTTTGACATGGATAAAGCCGAAAAGTTTTTAGCTGAAGCGGAAGCTTTCCACGAAGACGGAGGGCCTACCTTCGTGTATTTGGATATCCATGAGGAAGTACATGACATCTTCCCCCCAAGCGGAACCACATTCCACTGACCTAGTCAGTGAACACACCGAGTTCCAGTCGCATATGCCGTACATGGGCATAAGCCGCGGATCGCTAACCATGCAGCAAGAAAAACTGGTCTCGCTTATCTGTTCGGGTATGACAATCGCAGCTGCGGGTCGCGGTGCGGGGTACTCGTCCCCCCAAGCGGCACATGAAGCAGCAAAAGTCCCTAACGTTCAAAAAGCTATCGATTATTTTCGACAAGAGATGCGTGAAGAGGTGAAGTTCACCAATCAGAACGCACACATGATGTACATGGAAGCGTACAACGCATCGGCAAACGCCACCGAAATGAAGAACACCACTGACTCACTAGTGAAGCTGCATGGACTAGCTGCTCCAGAGAACGCCACTCAGGTGAACATCAACATTAATGGAACTAAGCAGCTCGAAAGAATGAGCGATGAGGATCTGCTGAAGATCGCAGGTAAAGACATTGATTACCTCGAACCCAAGAGTGATTAATGGCAGAAGTTACAAAGATAGAGTGCATTCGGTGCAAGAACGCGCACCCCGAAACACTCTACGCAGGTGACGACCGGTTATGCGTTTATTGCAAAGCAGACATCGCGGAGCAAGAACCACAGCCCGCGAGTCCCGAACCAGAAGCCGCAAAGGAAGAGACGGTTGAAGAAAGGGCGAGAGCGGAACTTGCACTGCGGTTCCTGACCCGTCGTAAGTTATTGCCGTTTGTAGAGCGGTTTAACCCCGACTATTCAGCAGGCTGGGTACATAAGGACATATGTAAACGACTAGAGGATTTCAGTAGAGATGTTGCAGAGAAGAAGTCGCCGAGACTCATGCTCTTCATGCCACCGCGGCACGGTAAGTCGACGCTTGCGTCAGTGGCTTTCCCAGCTTGGCATCTTGGGCGACATCCTGAACATGAGTTTATTTCGTGCTCGTATTCAGGGTCTTTGGCTATGGGCTTCTCTCGGAAGGTTCGTGGATTACTGCGCGAAGAAGGTTACAAGTCTGCGTTCAAGACTCGCTTGGATCCACAATCTCAATCCGCGGAGGCTTGGCTTACTACTGTTGGCGGCGGTTACGTTGCTGCTGGTGTTGGCGGTGGTATTACTGGTAAGGGCGCTCACATACTTGTCATCGATGATCCGGTAAAGAACCGTGACGATGCTGAGAGTCAGAATGCAAGAGATAGTGCTTGGGATTGGTATACGTCAACGGCGTACACGCGTCTTGCCCCTGGTGGTGGCGTACTCGTTATTCTCACCCGCTGGCACGACGATGATCTTGCGGGACGTTTACTTAAAGCAGCAGCGGATAACGGCGAGCAGTGGGAAGTGGTCAACTACCCCGCTCGTGCTGAAGTAGATGAAGAGTTTCGTAAGCAGGGCGAAGCATTACACAGAGAACGCTACGACGAAGAAGCGTTAAAAAGAATTGAAAAAGCAGTAGGCCCTAGAGATTGGTCTGCTCTATATCAGCAGAACCCAGTAGCTGATGACGGTGATTACTTCACCAGAGACATGATTAATTACTTCGATCGCGACGAGATTGATGAAGACAGGATGAAGTTCTACTGCGCGTGGGACTTGGCTATCGGTAAGAAGGATCGCAATGACTACACCGTAGGCATTGTTGTAGGAGTTGACGAGCATGACCAGCTCTTTGTTATGGACATGGTGCGTGGTCGGTTTGATGGTTTTGAATTGGTCGAGCAGATACTTGACTTATATGAAGTGTGGAAGCCCTCAATCATTGGTATTGAGAAAGGGCACATCGAGATGGCACTCGGGCCATTTCTAGAAAAGCGTGTTCGAGAGCGTGGTCTCTACGAAGCGTACTTCAAAGATTTGAAAACTGGCCGCAGGGATAAAGAAGCGCGGGCCAGAGCAATCCAGGGTCGGATGCAACAGGGCATGGTTTTTGTGCCCAGAGATGAAGAGTTTACCGGCCCTTTGGTAGCGGAGTTATTGCGCTTCCCGAACGGGGTACACGACGACCAGGTGGATGCCTTGGCTTGGATTGGTTTGATGATGACCGAGTTCAACACTTTCGTTGAGAAGGTCGAACACGTTCCAAGCTGGCGAGATAGGCTCCCTGGATTACTGAAAGGCGAACGCAATAAATCAGCTATGAGCGCATAACAATGGCATACAAATCAAAGAAGTTAGACCCAGCAAAGGAAGAGGAAATAACACGCACACAGTGGGCCCGCTACGAGCGTGCTCGCGATAACGGTCATCTCGACTATGTCGATATGGCACTAAGGTGTGATGAGTATTATCAAGGTAATCAGTGGGATCCAGATGATGCGGCGGCACTTGATGCAGAAGGCCGTCCCGCGCTTACCATTAATACGATTCTTCCTACTATTAATACAATCCTTGGTGAGCAGTCAACGCGTCGAGCCGACGTAAAGTTCAAGCCGCGAAAGAATGGTGATGAGGGGGTAGCACATACCCTGAACAAGTTGTACATGCAGATTGCGGACAACAACAAGTTGGATTGGGTAGAGCAACAGGTCTTTGCTGATGGTCTGATTATGGACGGTCGTGGGTACTTCGATGTACGCATGGACTTTAGCGATCACGTTGAAGGTGAAATCCGAGTCACGGCTAAAGATCCGCTAGACATACTTATCGATCCAGACGCTAAAGACGCTGACCCTAAGACTTGGAACGAAGTGTTTGAATCTAAGTGGATGACCCTCGATGAGATCGAGGAGTTGTACGGTAAGGACAAAGCAGAACGCCTGTTATTCGTAGCTGAAAATGGTATGAGCTTCGGCCCCGACTCTGTTGAGTACCAAGAGACGCGGTTCGGAGATACGGAATCAAACGACGATTATTTCGGAGCCGGTGTCCCAGGTGACGAGGAGTACCGAAATGTAAAAGCGTTGCGCGTCATCGAACGCCAATACAAAAAGCTATATCGCTGTGACTTCTATGTAGATAGACAAACAGGTGATATGCGGGAAGCTCCAAGCGTGTGGAATGACCGCAAAAAGAAAAAGTTCGCCAAGCAATATGACATGGAAATCATATCCAAAGTCATACGCAAAGTGCGTTGGACTGTTACGTGTGACCAAGTTGTGCTGCATGACGATTGGTCGCCATACAACGAGTTCACCATTGTTCCGTTTTTCTGTTACTTCCGCAGAGGTAACCCTTTCGGAATCATCCGCAACCTTCTATCGCCGCAAGAGCAGTTGAACAAAATTGCGAGCCAAGAGCTGCATATAGTTAATACTACAGCTAATAGTGGTTGGATGGTTGAGAGCGGATCGCTGGTAGGTATGACGGCAGACGACCTCGAGGAGCACGGTGCTGAGACAGGCCTCGTTATTGAATACGCGAGAGGTACTAGTCCACCACAGAAGATCGGTGCTAACCAGATTCCTACTGGACTAGATCGAATAGCTCAGAAAGCGCAGGCAAACATTCAAGCGATCTCTGGCATTAACGACAGCATGTTGGGTACGGACAGCGCAGAAGTATCAGGTATTGCTATCCAAGCTAAGCAGAATCGTGGCGCGATCATGATTCAGGTTCCTCTCGATAACTTAGCAAAAGCGCGTCAGTACTTAGCCGAGAAGATCCTTAACTTAATCCAAACCTTCTATGTGGAAGAGCGAATCATTCAGGTCACTGTAGACGACGACCCGATGATGCCGCGCGAACAACTTATGTTGAACCAGGAGACCCCTGAAGGCGAGATCATTAATAACCTCACGTTAGGTGAGTACGACGTAATCGTATCTTCTGCACCGGCTAGAGATAGCTTCGATGAGACTCAGTTCGCTGAAGTTCTCGCGTTGCGACAAGCAGGCGTAATGATCCCAGACGACGCAGTTATCACCTACAGCCACTTGATGAAGAAAGAAGAGTTGGCTAAGCGCATCCGCGTTATGACTGGTCAAGAGCCCCCATCTCCAGAGCAGGCAGAATTAATGCAGGCGCAACAGCAGCTTGCAATGCAGAACCTACAGCTCGAGACCATGAAGCTAGAAGCTGAAGTACAGAAGCTGCAATCAGAATCCGCAGTGAACATGTCGAAGGTTCAGAACCAATCTCAAATCGATCCACAAATGCGCATGGCTGAATTGCAAGCGAAGATCGATATGAACAATGAGCAGCTAGCACTACGAAGAGAGCTTTCTGCCGCAACTAACGCTGTCCGCCAAGGACAAGCTGAAACCTCTGCTGCAACCAAGATTGCAACAACCGTAATGCAGCAGGCCAAAAATACCCCTAACCAATAGGACTTTGATATGAGTAAGAAAGAAGAAGTATCTGAAACTGAAGAAAAAACAGCACTGGAGTTTGACGTAATGCCAGGAGCTGATTTGCCGGAAGAAGAAGATGGCCCAGCTTTGGACTTGAGTTTTGAAACCCCTGAAGAGGAGCCTGAAGAAGTTGCTGAAGAAACTGTGGCAGAAGAAGAAAGTGAAGAACTTGTTGCCGAAGAACCCGAAGAAGTTGTGGCCGAAGAAGAGGGGGAAGAACCCGAGGCCGAAGTAGCTGAAGAACCCGAAGAAGTAGAAGAACCCGAGGAGACTGTTGCAGAAGAAAAGTCCTCGAAAAAGCCAATGGTGCCGAAATCACGTCTAGATGAGGTGCTGGCAAAGCAAAAAGCACTTCAAAAACAGTTAGACGAGATTAACGCAGCAAATGAAAAAGCCGCAGAAGCGCCAGAGGCGTACGATTTTGATGCAAAAGAAGTTGAGTACCAAAACATGGTGCTTGATGGCGAGACAGAGAAAGCTGTTGCGCTCCGCAGAGAGATCAGACAAGCAGAACGTGCCCAACTAGAGTACGAAATGCGCCAAGAGATGACTCAAACAGTCTCTCATGACCGTGAAATGACCGCATTGCAACAAGCAGCCGCTGCAATGGAAGAGGCGTACCCCGTTTTTGACAAGAATTCTGAGTCATTTAACGAGGACTACACCAACGAAGTCGTGGAATTGCGCGATATGTTCATGGTGAAGGGTTATGACGCGGTAGCCGCTCTGTCCAGAGCAGTGAAATATGTAGTTAGTGATCACGGTTTAGATGAAGCGCAAGAAAGTGCGTCAAGTTTGGCGGGTAAAGCGCAGAAAACTGATGAATTGGCTAGAAAACGAGCACAAGTCGGTAAGAAATTGAAGGCCGCAGAGGCTCAACCCCCCGAACTTCCAGGTGAGAGCTCATCAATGCACGGTGAGAAGGCTATTGATCTATCGGCCATGACTGAAGAAGAGTTTGATGCGCTGCCTGAAGCCACATTGAAACGTCTGAGAGGCGATATTTTATAGCGAGGTGGCTCATGCCAGTTAAAAAAGATCCACGATTAGCCCGAGCTGGAGTCTCGGGCTTCAACAAGCCGAAACGGACACCCAACCATCCTAAAAAGTCGCACATTGTGGTGGCAAAAGAGGGTGACAAGATCAAAACCATCCGTTTTGGCGAGCAGGGAGCTAAAACAGCTGGTAAGCCGAAGAAAGGTGAAGGCGACAAGATGCGTAAGAAGCGCGCTAGCTTCAAAGCACGCCACGCTAAGAACATCGCCAAGGGCAAGATGAGTGCGGCCTATTGGGCGGATCGTGTGAAGTGGTGACCAAAGATGAAGACACGTATTCACGTTAACCAGCACAACATTCGTGCGAACGTGAAGGGTGCCGACCTCCCCGTAATAACGGTAAAGGATTACAAAAGTAACAGGAAGACGAACCAGGCCGACATCCTGAGCGCAGACGGCGACGTTGTTGCCTCGATCATTTATAGCCCCGACAAACCGCTGTCTTGTGGTGCCAGGGTCTGGATCGAGACTGAACTCGAGGTAAGAGCCTAA